TTATTCAAATTACTTTGATCTTTGGTAAACACACTGGTATCACCGTCCTGGATACCAGGCTGTAATACTCCCACGAATGCGGCAGCAACATAATCTTCTATAGCCTTCATGTTAGGAATGAAGTCATCATTAAGTGGTGGTAACAATGGGTCTGAATAATCAAGAACATTTTGTTCATAATTACTAGTGCCTTGAACTGTTAACACACCGTTTCCTGAACCAATCAGTGCCAGACTACTACCACCTGTCATAATACTGTTTGTCTTTAATCCGATCTGTGTGCCACTTTGATTTTTGAATTCAAAAGTGCCAAACACTGACGTGCCTGTCGCTGGGCTGTAATGACTCACTGACTCATTGAAAACAAAAATTGCATCTGGGCTAGAACCACGATCTATAGAGATACCGGCTTGGCCTAGAGTTACGCCGGCTCCTCCTTCACCATCATTGATGATGATAATATTGTCATCAACAGTAAGCGTGGTAGAATTAATTGTGGTGGTTGCCCCTGCCACAAATAAATCACCGGTGATATAAACTTGTCCAAAGCCCCCACCAGTATCTAATACTATTTGTCCACCACTTTGAACTTGCAGTTTGTAATCACTGTCTCTGACTTGTAATATTTTCATTCTAGCACTTTGTTAGATGGCTGTTAGTTGAATGTAGTCACTAGTACTGTCGTTAACAAGGATCCAGTTGTACCGGTTAGCGCTGAAATCTGTAGCGACTCGCTTGGTAATTTTAGCTAATGGTGTTGGTGACGCTCCATTGCCGCCAATGAAACCATTCAGTCTCATTTGGCCGTTAGCACTGGGCACCGCCGCTTGAAGAACCAATGGTCCTGACAAAGTACCTGCTTGATTGGCCACTACGAATGTCTTAGCACCACGCTGTTTAAAGATGTAGGCATAATTTGTAGCTGAATTATATGTGGCATCAGTGTAGGCCACACCGCCAAAAAATGCCTCAACTCTTACGCCAGTATCGCCTGACGGGGTACCGATGACATCGGTACCTAATCTATCTTTTTTTAATGGACGTCCCATTTGTTTTCTCCTATGTCGACGTTCTAGGTCTACGCGGCGGGTAACCGCATAAGTCCTGCCCCATGCAGGCACTCATTTAGACTCAGTATTTAGCCGTTTCAGCCAAGTCATAAAAAAAGCGGATGTTGCCATCCGCTTTGAAACCTTTTGTAAAAAAGATTTGATTAGCTGAACTTAACGTTCGCGTTTGTGATACCCACATTGGCTAGATAGTCAGCAGCGTTACCTAGAGAAGATGCTGTGTTTGTTAACTCAACATATCCGTAACGTGTCATAAAGCTGACTACTGGCTCAAATGTGCTAGGATCAAGCACAACACCACTGCTCATCAATGGAATGTATGGACAGTAGAATGCTGGTGCATCAGATTCGCTAGAACCTTTGTAACCAATCAGAACATTTGTGCTGTCGCTAGCATAGCTATCAACATATACACGCATGGCACTGTTCAATGTACCAACAAACTTAGTGTTTGTAGGTGCTTCAAAAGCACCTTCTGTTGTTCTTGCGAACGCAGAAGTTGTGGCACTTTGAAGAATTGTCAATGCTAACGGGCTTACAACTGCATAGTTGCCAGCGCCACGACGTGTACGCTGTGCAATTAAGTTTGCAGCACGATTGATCTGAACTGCTAGAGCAGCATGTTCATCACCAACGAAAGTGGCTGTACCACTTACTGCGGCTTGGTTGTAAGTCTCCACTGCTGTTCCAGCAAGGCTACGTAGACTTGTTAGAATCTCTTGATCAATTTCAGCAGTGATCTCTTGTGCAAGCGCAGCCATAATTTCTGCTTCGATGTCAATGCCTTGTTGGGCTTGTGCATCTTGTGCAGCTTCAAATGTCCAACGTGCAGATAGTTTGCGGGTTTTAGCCTCAACTACTTGCTTTAGAATTTGAATGCTCATGCGCTTACCAGCAGCACCTTCAAGAGTAGCTGTGCTACCGGCTTTTGGTGTTGCTGCTACTTCGTTACCTGCATAACTAGCAGCGATCTTGAATGGGCTTAGTGCCTCTTCACCGGCTAGCACACCAGCATTGGCTGATGTATCAGCATAACGAACTCTTAGTGTGTGAATTTGGCCGACTGGGCCAGTCATCGGTTGAACACCAACTAGTTCGTTAGCAATAACGGTTGGCATGACACGACGAATCACGGGCAGGATAACACGGTTAAGTGTTGCGACATTACCGGCAGAGGTAGCACCAGCAGTTGCACTTTCAGCCAAATACTTGCGAGTATTTTCTAAAGTTACAGCCATTGCTGATTTGCGAGTACCTTGTAGGCCTTCTAGTAGAGCCTCTTTAGTCTCCTGCCAACGACCATTTAGTAGATCTGACATTTAGTTTCTCCTTAAACTTTATAATCCAGCAAGCCGTCTAATATCAATTATATTAGAATCAAACTCGCTACTAAATTTGCTATTAGCAATTTTATTTCCTGTAATTTCTTTTGCCTCTACTAGTGCCTGTCTTTGTTGTGGTTTGGTCTCGCCCGCAATCACTGCTGGCAAATACTTGTCAAAACTGTTATGTAATTTCTGTGTTTGCACACTTTCTAATAATTCAGTCATGATAGATTTCTGATCTTTGCTCAATGGAGCTACTAATTCAGAAATAATTGCCTGCCGCTGCGCAGCATCTTTTAAACGTTCAATCTCTAAAACTTTACTTTCTAAGGCTTTTTGTTGTTCTACTACTTCAGTTTTGGCTTCAGTAATAGCTAAATCTTTCAGGTCTATGACCTTGAGTAATTTACTTGTTTCAGATTTTTCGTTTAGATAACTTGCCTGGTATTCAGACGCGAATGCTTCGAAAAGTTTACGTCCGAAATCATTTCTACGAGCAGCATCAATATCTTCTTTCAGTTGTGTGATTTCTTTTGATAAGCTTTCACTTACCATAGATTCTACCATAACTGCTGCACGTTTAATAAATTTCTCTTTTAATAGAGAAATTTGTTCTTTACCTTCCTTTACAAGTCTAACCTTTGTTTCGGCTAAATCTTGCTTGTCTTGATAAAACTCTGCGATTTCCTCTGATAGAGCATCGATCACAAATTGTTCAAGTTTATGGAACTTGTCTGCTGTTTGCTTTTGATCTTCATGAAGTTCAGAAATTTCTTTGGCCAGTTGATGAACTACAAATTCTTTCATCTTTTTGCCATCGTCTTTCATTTTCTTAGCATACTTGGCTTTTGCTTCTGCTAGTTGTGCCTTATCTTCTTTGAATTCTTGGATCTCTGTGCTAAGATGATCGGAAATCATCTTATCTAGTGCTTCGACCATGACGTGTTTGTCATGCTCGTAGCGCTGGGCAAACTCTTCGCGTAGTTGTTGTGTCACTAGTTCACGATTTTCAACAACCTTGCGGTTCCATGCCTGTTCAATTTCTGCCTTAATCTCTTCAGAAATCACGTTGTTTTCAAACAATGTTTTTAACGAATCCAACATGTGTTTCTCCTATTATTGGAGGCCGCTTATTACACGTAATAAGCTTTCCTTGAGATATTTTTGTGCTTTTGGGTCGCCCTGCACTTCCTTTGCTATGCGAAGGCTACTTAAACCGCCACGAGTATTCATGAGGTGTTCGTAAATTGGTGTAGGATACGCACCGGGAGCACTTGGTTGTGCGACTATATCAACTGTTATAATTTCAAAGTCGCTAACATGGCCGGATCCATCATCTCTGACGTTTCCAGAACCTCTGCTGCTTACACCTAATTTGACGCCACTGCCCAACATCGTTGATACTAGTTGCCCCATAGGTGTAGGCAATATTTTTAACTTCCCATAACCATTTGGACCGTCCATCCACATATTTGTAATCATGTGGCTGACACGGTCCAGGTTAATTTTAAGATCATCGGGATGATCTACTTCACCGCACACAGAATAACCATTGTCTATCTGATCATTTAGAGTTTTAACAGCCCTGCTAATCTCGTCTACAGGATAAACACGTTGGTTAGCATTTTTAATACCACCCTGTATGCAGATACCTTTCATAAACAGATTTTTACCGTCTTTTTCATCTTGCTCCAAAACGATATTTGCCTGTGTAAACGAAAGATGTTCGCGAAGTAGTTGTTGCATTATCTAGATCCGACTACGCTCTTTTTGTTTTGTGCATCTTCACCTGCACCCTTCTTTTCTGCCCCATGGCCTGCTGGTACACCTTTAAGATGTTTTACTCCTGCTTTGCCACCTGGAACATTCACGTTGCCAAGATTTTCTGTCTTAGCATTTGCGTGACCTGGGAGGCTTGACTTATTACCGCCGCCTTCGCCACCACGGGCAATATTCTCTGTCGTACCGCCCATATCATTCTTTTTTGCCACTACGCTTTTAGTATTACCACCTGCTGGTTCTGAAGTGCCAGCAACTTTTCCGCCCTTGTAGGTTTCTCCTACTTTTTCAACGTATTCGCGCATTAGTTTTTCATCTTCGAATGCATATGTTTCTTTAGGTTTTTCATCACCCTCATCGTCCATACCCATACTCATATCGCCATTGTCAAACTTGGCAATAGCATCTTCTAATTCTGCTACTAATGCATCTAAATCGTCTACTGCGTTGCCCA